TTAAGGTGATAACACGGTATTGGGACAAGGCGGGTACTGGTGGTGGTGGGGCGTACACTGTTGGCGTCAAGATGGGCCTGGACACGACTGGGCGATATTGGGTGATGGATGTGGTCCGTGGTCAGTGGGAAGCTGCTGAACGGGAGAACATCATACGCCAGACGGCTGAGATGGATGGACAAAAGGTGATTGTGGGTATCGAGCAGGAACCCGGCAGTGGTGGCAAGGAATCGGCACAACTTACGATCAAGCGACTGGCTGGCTTCCGTGTACGAGCGGATAGACCTACAGGTGATAAGGTGACACGTGCTGATTCATACGCTACACAAGTCAACAGTGGAAATGTGGCGATGGTGCCGGGACCGTGGAATCAAGAGTATGTGCGGGAGTTACAGTTCTTTCCGTACAGTACATACAAGGATCAAGTCGATGCGTCCAGCGGGGCCTTTGCCGTGCTGACGCAGGGCAGTCTAAAGGTAGGGGGTTTGCGATGGAAGCGACGAGCATAAAGAAAGCAATGGCTGGACGATGGGATACGTTGACGCAGAATGTTGACGAGTTGACTGAGAACTCTAGGGCACTCTACAGCCAGATCATGGGGAGTGCATTGGATGGTGATCAACGTGATCTGAACTTCTCTTGCGGCTACCCGGATTCAATCACTATCAAATTATACAAGGAGATGTACGAACGTGAGGGTGTTGCCAAGCGTGTGGTGAACGTGATGCCAGATGAGTCGTGGGCGATGGACCCCGTGGTATTCGAGACGTCTGATCCTGATGAGACAGAATTTGAGAGGGTATGGAATGAGCTAAGTGTACAGTTGAATATTTGGTTTTCCTTGCAGCGGATTGACGTGCTGTCTGGCATCGGTCGATTTGGTGTGTTGCTGCTGGGTCTGGATGATGGAGAGGAGTTAGAGAAGCCTGTTGAGGAAGGTGGACAGGACAGACGACTACTGTACTTGCGTTCATTTGATGAGTCGGTGGTGACGGTCAAGACAAGTGAGACGGATATTAAGGATCATCGTTACGGCCAGCCTGTCATGTACACGATGCAATTCCAAGATGCCAGGAGTGCCACCAATACAGAAACGAAGTCACTAGACGTCCACTGGACACGTGTAATCCATATTGCTGATGACAGGCAAATGTCGGAAGTGTACGGAACCCCACGATTGGAAGACGTGTACAATCGTATAATCGACATGCGGAAGGTGTTGAGCGGTTCAGGTGAGATGTTTTGGAAGGGGGGTTTTCCAGGCTACTCTATCGAAGTGACTCCTGAGATGGCGGCTGCTGGAGCTACCATAGATGAGGACGCCACTAAGGAAATGATGCAAGACTACATGAATGGCTTGCAACGATACTTGGCCCTTACTGGGGTGACAGTCAAATCACTTGCTCCTCAAGTATCTGATCCTACAGCACATTTGGATGCTGAACTAAAGACCATTGCTATTGCCAAGTCTATCCCGTTGCGTATCCTGACGGGTTCAGAAGCGGCACATTTGGCGAGTGATCAAGATCAGACGACATGGAATAAACGGCTGAGTGGCAGGCAAGAGAAGTATCTAACACCGATGATCATTCGTCCATTTGTAGATCGGTTGATTGGTATCGGTGTCTTGCCAGAGCCGACAGAGTACACGGTTGAATGGCCAGACCTGAACATGCCTACAGATGAAGATAAGGCCAAGGTGGCTGTGCTGAAGTCAGAAGCGATGGCTAAGTACATACTTGGTGGTGTAGAAATGCTGATGCCGCCAGAGATATTCCTAGAGAACGTGATGGGACTGACGAAAGATGATGTGAATGCTGTGATGAAGGTGGCGGCGTCGTTTGTTGATGGACGGGAAGATGATGAGGATGAGGATGATCAAATGTCCACGTCTGAGGAATAGCTGATGGTCGTTAGTGCTTTGCAACAAGATCCGTCACGTACTACCATGTTGCGGCAAGCGTTCGCCCGTGACATGCGAAGGCGGTTCGGTTGGCTGAAAAAGCAGATACGGGAGCTAGTGCTTGATCTTGACGTGTTTGGTCTGATTCCAGCCAAGCCGATGGTGTTCAACGTAGAGCGACAGGCATGGCGTTTTCGTACAGATGCACAGAAGATCACTGCCTTTCGGGGATGGCTCAAGGAACAGGTGGACGTAGGGATACTGGAAGTATCGGAAGCGTTGAGAAGTAGGCCCTGGACAAGTCAATACGTCGAGTCGGCATACAAGAAGGCGTCGGTTAAGGCATTCATAGACACACGGGAAGGGCTGGATGAGACGGCGGATTTCTTCCGTGGGACACGTCAAGAGTTCCTTCGTAGTACGTTTCTCTTGCCTGAGCGGGTGAGTAAATTAGAGTTACTGTACACTCGTACATTTGACGAGTTGCAAGGCATCACGGCTAATATGTCGCAACAGATTAGCCGCACATTGGCTGATGGACTTGCCGCTGGAAATCACCCACGTGTGATCGCCCGTGAGATGGCCAAGACGATTACAGGCATCGAACGCAAACGGGCGATTGTGTTGGCCAGGACTGAGATCATACGAGCCCATGCGGAGGGCCAGCTTGACACATTCGAGGAAATGGGCGTTGAAGGGGTGTCTGTCAAAGCGGAGTGGCTCACGGCTGGAGACGAAAGGGTGTGTTTTCCAGCTCAGACACGGATAGAAACGGATGAGGGACCAAAGCCGATAGAAGGCATACAACCAGGCATGATGGTGCGGACACGAGAAGGCCATCGTTGTGTTCTTGCTATACATGATCATAATTACACTGGTAAGATGATTAGAGTCGATGCTGGTGACACATCAGTTACGGCGACGGCGGATCATCTTTTCTGGACTCTAAAGGATGATGGTTGGGTTAACTGGACTAAAGCAGCCATGTTGAAGAGACGTGATGTGTTGTTCACTGTTGATGGTAGGCTGACTCGTGTTATCAGTGTTGAAGAGATCAAGCCACAAGAGTCAGGAAGCAGTGTAAAAGTTTACAACATGAATGTGGAAGGTGAGAATGAGTACTTCGCCAATGGCATCTTGGTGCATAATTGCTCCCTCTGTATCGCTCTTGAGGGGGCTGTACTGACGATCAAGCAAGCCCGTGGCCTCTTGCCGCGTCACGCTCAGTGCCGTTGTTCGTGGCGTCCAGCAGGTGTGGGGGAGCCGAAGACAAGGCAGGGGCGGGTACGAGACGCACGTACAGGTAAGACAAGACGAACGACAATCAGGCAGAAGACAGGTAAGGACGCTACAGGAGCAATCAGGCGGTCCATACTGGCTGAGCGGACACGTGGTAGGACGTTCAAGCAAACGAAGGCACGTTCCCCGTGGTTAGGGAAGGAACGCCTATGAGTCCAGCCGAGAGACGTCAAGTGGAAGGGGCCATGTGGTTAGGTGAGCTTGTGAAAGAAGCACAGCAGAAAGAGTTCTACGGTCGGTTGGTAGTGGTGTTTGAGGCAGGGGTGATCAAGCGTATAGTACGTGAGGAGTCCATTGTTCCAGCGTACACGGTGGAAAAATAGGAGGATGATTTGTGAGTGAGTGGAAACCTTGGGAAGTGTTTGTTGAGAGGGCGGTGCGATTGCCACTAGATGGTCCTCCATGTAAGGATTGTAGTAGGTGGAATCCGCATGCTTTATTTGATTGCAATGGGAATGCGGATGGTGTACGTTGTTGCAGTGCTGTAGATATGGAAAATGATTTTTCGTGTTTTCGGCAGATTCCTAAGAAGGCAGAAAAATCCTGAGATTTTTCTTGCATGGTATCATTGTATAGTGTACACTTTTCAATAAGTGTACCTCGGCTACCTTACAAAAGGGGCTTGTCCTTCAGTGGACGAGTCCTTTTTTTATTGGTGAATCATGATCAAAAACCAGTTCCAAGCGATCTCCATCAATTTGGAAGCTGCGGCTGTTCGGCATGGGCAGATGGAAGGTCGGGATTTTCTTGTCGTGCCGATGGTCATGCTGACAGAAGGTGTCCATGCTGGCAGTGAAGGCCCACTTTACTACTCTTCCGAAGAACTCGCCAAAATTCCCGCCGTCTGGAATCACAAGCCTGTCGTTATCCATCATCCTGAAATGAATGGTCAAGCTGTCTCCGCTTGCGATCCTGATATCCTGACGAATCGTAAGGTTGGTGTCATTATGAACACCACATTTGAGGATGGTAGGTTGAAGGCGGAAGCATGGCTGGAAGCGGGCAGGCTGAAGAAGATTGACGAACGTGTGATGACTGCCCTTGAAGAGGGGAAGATGGTCGAGGTCAGTACAGGTTTGTACACTGATAATGAGTCGATGGAGGGGGTATGGAATGGTGAGCCATATACGGCTGTCGTTCGGAACTGCCGGCCTGATCATCTTGCTATTTTGTATGACAAGAAAGGAGCTTGTTCAATTGAGGATGGGGCGGGGCTGTTACGGAATGCGGCTGGGGAGGTTGAGTTGACACAAGTAGAGACGAATTTACTGAGTCAATACCGGGCGATCATAAATGAGAAAAGCCATAATGACCTTTGGCAGGATCTCAGTAATCTACTAGGTGACAAAACTTACGTAGTGGACGTATTTGATACCTTTGTGATCTATGACAAAGGCGATAAGCTGTTCCAGCAGAAGTATACGGTAACGGATGACAAGGCAAAACTTGAGGGATTGCCAATGGAGGTAATCCGTGTGACGACCTACCAAACGCCAGATGGCAAAGTAGTTAGTAATGTACGAAAGGACACTAGGATGGACAAGCAAAAGTTTGTGACTGATCTGATCGCCAATGAGGCGAGTCAGTGGGTTGCGGAGGACAAGGAATATCTGTTGGGGCTTGACGAAGACAAGCTCCAGAAGATGGTTCCGGTTGAGAACAAGGAACCGGAAAAGACGCCTGTACAGAATGCTGTTGGGGCAGGGGTGAAGGAGATTGAAGTCAAGCCCGAGCCCAAACCTGAACCGACTGACAATGAGGGCGAAGAGAAGTCCTTGACAGTTGATCAGTATGTGGCGAACGCACCGGAAGCTGTGCGTGATATGCTGACTGCTGGTTTGCAGGCCCATCAGGTCGAGAAGGCCAAGCGGATCGCCATTATCGTGGCGAACAAGCAGAACATGTTTACACCTGAACAGCTACAGGCCAAGGATCTCAGTGAGTTGACAGCCTTGGCGCATTTGGCTACTCCGCCTGAGCAGCCGAAGCCGACGTTTCAGGGACTTGCGGAACCGGCGAATGTCAGTGTGGAGGCACAAGTCTTGCCCATTCCGACTCTGAATTTTGACAAGAAGGAAACCGCGTAAGTCGCGGAAGAAAGGAGTATGACCGATGGCCAATCAGATTCAACTGAAAGGCAACTTCCGGCACGAGGAGCCTCTCGCAAGTGGCACGATCACGCCCGGCCACTTGGTGGAGAAGACTACAGCTACGGCGGATACCGTAATTGTCCACGCTACTGAGGGTGGATATGCTGAACGTATGGTCGCTGTCGAGGATGCTTTGCAAGGGAATACGCTTGATGACGACTACTCGGATGGCGCACGTGTGATGGTGCATGTGGTTGCTACGGGTGCCGAAGTCCAGATGTTCCTGGCGGCTGGTGAGAGTGCCGATGAGGGTGACGAGCTTATCTCGGCGGGCGACGGTACGCTGATTGTGAATGGTAGTGAGGATTCTACCACTACTGTCGAGCAGATTATTGCATACGCAATGGAAGCATTGGACCTTAGTGCAAGCGGCACTTCGGCTACATTGATGGATGTCCGGATCGCATAAGCACGATCTGAGAAAGGAGAGTTGATATGCCTCAGGATTTTATCCACAATGGTCAAGCCATTGGTGATGTCGCTTCTGTGCTGATGCAGAACGAGTTTGACGTTGGAAGCCTTCGCCCGTTTGTCGGGCAGGATGCTAAGAGTTACGTTTCGCTTACGCGGAACGGGAAACAGGAATCGGTGCCGTTGACCAATGCGACGGCAACACTTCGTTATGAAGATTGGAAGATCATCGACGATGTGGTGGTCAAGGCGGCTACCCAACGTCTGAAGTTGGTTGCTGATCTTCGGTCCCGTGGTCTGGCGTACACCATTCCAAATGGAATGGGAAAAACGGTGTTGTCTACTGAGACGGTGAGTGATATCACGGCCGCGACGATCTCCATGGACGGCCTTCGTGAGAGTCAGGCGGATCGTCCTCTGTTCGAGATCACGAATCTGCCCTTGCCGATCACTCACAAGGACTTCCATTTCTCGGCACGTCAGGTGATGGCGTCTCGCAATGGCGGCAGTCCGCTTGACACGACTACGGCCGAACTGGCGGCACGGCGTGTGGCTGAGATGATCGAGCAGTTGACGCTTGGTCTGACAGCCCCTGGCTCGTACACGTATGGTGGTGGCACGGTGTATGGTCTACGGAATTACACCAATCGCCTGACCAAGACGATTACGGACCCGACGTCGAGTGGTTGGACGGGCGGCACGGCTGTGAATGAAGTTCTGGCAATGCGTTTGCAGAGCCAGGAAGCTTATCATTTCGGTCCGTGGATGATCTACTGTTCGCCGTCTTGGGACGTGTATATGGACGATGACTATAGTTCGTCCAAGGGTGACAACACTCTACGTGATCGTCTGGAGAAGATCAACGGTATTGAGGCCGTGACGACACTTGATTATCTGACCAGCTATGACCTTTTGATGGTTCAGATGACAACTGACGTTATCCGTATGGTGAATGGCATGGACATTACTACAGTTCAGTGGGAGTCCCAGGGTGGGATGCAAATGAACTTCAAGGTGATGGCTATTCTCGTTCCGCAGATTCGGGCCGATCAGAACAGCCGTACAGGCATCGTTCATGGTTCGATCTGAGCGGGGTTTCTGATAGGGACTAGGGAGGGGGACTGTCAGACTGTGTAGGTCTGGTAGTTCCCCCTTAGTTCTTTCCTCTTGTTCTTTTGGGAAGGAGAGCTTTATGGCAAAGTACAGATTGCGGTTGATCTCAGGTACACATGGGATGCTGGATGGACGTGTGTACAGTGCGGGGGATGTTATTGAAACGGATGATCCGTTGGACAAGACGTTTGTCAATAAGTTTGTCCACGTGACGGATGTACCGGACCCCTCGGTTGAGGTTGGGGTGGTTGGAGTAGCAGTAGAGGTTGAGTCTGATCAACCTCTTACTACTGTAACTGTGGACACTACGCCAGAAGTAGTCACGGTTGAGGAGCCAAAACCCAAACAGAAGCCCCGTGATTTACGTGGTCGGAATGTGACTAAGCGATTTCCGGTTGCGATGGAACAGGACTTCTTGGTTTTCAAGAAGAAGGAACTGTTCTACGTCTACGATGTGAGCACCGAAACTCTCATCAATACGGAGGGTGTGAGCGAAGAGGCAGTGGATGGTGTGATTCAGGACGAATTGAGGGAGTGATGATCATGCCTCGATGGAAGCCTGATGCTATTTGGACAGGTGGTATTGTATACATCATAGGGGGTGGATCATCCCTAGTGGATTTTCCATTTGAGATGTTGCGTGGTGAACATACCATCGGTTGTAATCAGGCATTCCTGTTAGGCTCTGAGATTTGCAATATCTGCTTCTTCGGTGACAAGCAATTCTTCCAGTCACACGAAGATCAGTTGAGTGGATTTGATGGGCCTGTGGTGACAAACAATGAGGATTTGGCAAGGGATATATCATCCCCCGATTGGCTTTTAACGATGCCCCGTGCTCGTCGTGGTCTGGCAGCAGACGCCTTGGGTTGGAATAACAACTCTGGTGCGTCTGCTGTCAATTTAGCTTTGATTCTGGGGGCTACAACTGTATACCTACTCGGGTTTGATATGCAGGCGGTTAGTGGTGTGGGTAACTGGTACGATAATGCAGTACGGAAAGATGATGTG